CAATTTCATTGTTTAGTGCTAATTGTCTTGCTTTTTCAAGATTAAAGGATTTTCCTGTTATGACTTGTGCTTCAAATTCTGCTGTCAAACTTGATTCAAAATCTAATAATTTATCTGCTGCTCCTAGAACTGCGGACAAGTTAGTTCCAATCTTTGCAGCTTCAATTGCTGCTTGTGCAAATCCATCTGCGCCACCTTTTGCAAATTCAGCAAACTTTTCAGTATTTGCTGCTATATCTTCTATAACTCTACCAGCTGCTACACCTTGTGCTTCTGCTAATTTACCGACATTTCTAACAATTTGTTCACTTTGGTCAACCGATACTCCGAATGTATCCGATAATGACTTTTGGAAAGTAATAATGTCTTTGGATGCTGCACCAAATCTTGTTGCTAAAAATCCAATATCCCTAATGTTATCGGCTTGAACAGCGTTCAACGTTCCGAAAGTATCTATCAATTCTTTTCCAATACCTTCAGCGTCTTGACCAGTTCCTGTTAACATTAATCCAGCTAATGTGGTTTCTTTGGCTAAGTCTTTTGCTTGAGCCATTGAAGTTCCTAATTCTTTTGCCAGATTTCTGACTTTTATCGCTGCACCAGCGATTGCTGCTACCGCTAAAACTATAAGTGCTACTAATGCTCCGATACCTGCTGTCAATACAGTATTAAAGATACCTGCTGATGTAGTTCCAGGTCCTTTAATCATATTGGTTAAACCTTGGAATCCACCTAAAACTTGTTTCTGAATAATCATTCCTAACTCATCTAAATTAAAGAATGATGAAAGTCCTTGACCAACAACTGGTATGGCTTCCACTGTATCTTTTATACTTTCACCTAATTGTTTTGCTTGGTCTGCTGCTTTCTTGGTTATGCCGGCAGCTTGAAGTTCCATATTCATAACTTCCGAAGCCAAGTCTTTGGAATCTTCTTTTATATCGTATTCTGTTTCTACTGTTTCAAGAATATCTTTTCTGAGTTTAAGTTCTGCTTTGGCACTTTCAGCTCCTGATTGAGCTAAAGTTGCAATTTCTTTCTTAGTATCTTTTACAAATTTAACGATTTGTTGAGGCGTCATACCACCAAAAAATGATGATAATTCGTCCTCAGACATAGTTAATACATTTGGTTTTTCTTTTGCCACTGTTATCCTAAGTGATTGTTGTTAAGTATTTAAATGTTTGAAACTAAGCGGAAGCGATAGCTTTTGCTAACTTTTTAGCAAAGTCAGGGTCTTGCTTTCTTTTCTTTTCAATCTTGTCCATCATTTGTTTTTCTATTTTTTGGATATTAACTTTAGTCTGTTTTATGATTGGGTCATTTTTTAAATCACGATGTAATTTTCCAACCAATACTTTACCTAGTATCCTTCCGAGAAATTCTCTGACAAGTTGTTTATTTTCTTTTACAAATTTTCTGTTCATAGTTTTTTCCGAGTGTAATTACTCAATAATAAATATCAAGTTTTAAGATTTTTGGAACGCTGGACGAGCTATTTGTGAATCTTGAGATTTTTTGTATGAGTCCGCTTCTTTCTTTTTAGCTTCTACAAGTTTTCTACCATAGAATTTTCTTAAAGGGACTGGCATATTGTAGAGTTCGTTGTGACTGAACCCATTACCATAATATGCGATGTTGAAGAGTTCTTCGTGTATGGCCGCCCTATTCTCCGGCGGCTGGCCAAAAAAATTCAATCCCGAGTGGGACATCCAACTTATGTTGGTTCCCTGTTTGACTCGTGTAGTCAAACTTCAACTCAATGTCGGGTGTGATAGAATCTGCATACTTTCTGTATGCTCTTGCGTCAAGTGCTAAAAACTCATCATTAACGAAATCACTAATAAACTTTCTATCTGTATTTTCATCAACTGATATAATTGATTGTTTTATACGAGTAGATAAGTTTTGAGATACTCCTGTTAGTTTTTCAACCTTTGCATAATCTTTCAATGTTTCTCTTATTTCTTCTTCATCTTTATGAGTTAATAATTTAAATTCAATTACTCGTTTAGAATTTGGTGTTTCAAATAGAAATTTATTTCCATTTTCATATACTGTTTCATCTATTTTTTTATTATTTAGTGTTGTTAAATCTACACTATGTTCTACTCTTTCACGAGTATCTGGGTCAAGTAATGTTATATCATAAGCTTTACCATACCCTAAGACACGAGTTCCAACCATTAGTGCATTCTTATCACCAACTAACATATCGTTTAATTTAACTTTTGGATTAGCAATTATACTTTCTAAAAGTTTGTCAATTACTACACCTTGATTAATTAGATTTGTGGAAGTTAAGATATCTTCCTCTTTTGCTGTCATATATTTGACATCTATTGTTCCACTACGCAAAGGACTATCTTCAGGATATAATAAACCCTGTGATGGTAAAGATAGAACCTCAGTAGGAAATCCATACTGATTTTCAGCCATTTTTACTCCTTGATTATTTAAGATTAATAACTTATTATTTTTTCATTATCTTTTCAGCACCTGCGATACCGAAAGAACCTAATGTTACGAATACAAACGAATTGTATACCATATCATTTATAACTAAATCTTGACCCCATATTCCTGTAGCTAAATCAACAATCGCAAATAAGGTCATAACTGCGAATGAAGCAAATCCTATTACTGCTTTTTCGTTAACATCGTTGTTGTCTTTAAACATAGCCCACATAATTTTTCTCCTTTAGAATTGTAGTATTGCGTAGTCGTATTGAAGTGTTAATGATACTTCTGCTACTGTGTTTGCAGAATAATCCATATCACTAAAATCTGCTGTTTGAATAAATGCACCCTTTAATGTCCATTCTTCTACTTTGTCACCAACTGGTCCTAATACATTGAAAGTAATATCTTTCTTATACATATCAGAATATCCGTCACGACCTGTTACTGATTCGTGATGTAATCTTACCCACTCCATAACCGATTGTGCTCCTGATGGAACGATTGGGTCATACAATGTTACTGTAATTGGTTGCCAAGCTGCTTTACCTTTCACATATCTCTTGACATTAATATGGTCAAGTGTGATAGTTTCAAAAGTTATTGAAGGTCTTGCCATTGTTTTAACTAAATATGCTGGTATTCCGTCAATTTCCATAACGAAACGATTTGCCACTTTTGGTTCAAACGGCGTAAAAAATATATCATTTGGGTCGAGTAATTCAGCCACTTTTCTTCTCCTATAAAGAGTTTATTCTTAATACAATAATAAATATAAGAAACTTGAAAAAAGTGAATCTTTAATATGATATAGTTTTAGAAGTTTTATTGAAGTTTTTTAAAATAAAGCTTGACATTGGCAATGGAATATAGTATATTATATTGTAATGATTAATGAAAGGACAAACTAATTATGGATATGGCAACATTTGCTATGGGTTGTATGAGTTATGAGAACCAAAGAAATCAAGGTAATCTACCTGAACACGACCAAGAATTCCAAGCCGAAACTGGCATTGGACCAGTCTACAATATGGGTAGACCACAAACAAGACAAGAACAAAGAGAAGCTCTTGAAGAAGACGGAAGAATGACCCACGACGAAATAGAAGAGTGGTTAGATTCTTTAGAAATGTAAAGAAAAAGCTTGACATTAATGAAAAGATTTACTATATTATAGTGTAATGATAATTGATAAAGGAAACAAAATGATTGAAAATAATGAAATAATTACAACTGATACCGAGGGTATTTATATGAGAGATTTTGCTGATACACAAGTTCCGAGAGCTTTTGGTTATGACAATAGGACATTTACTATGAATGTCTATCAATATGCACATAATCCTATGGAATTGTATGAAGCTAATCAAGAACAACCGGCTTTTGTCTTAAATGACTACTTGGCTCCTGATAACGAACAAGCTTTGTGGAAAGGTATTCCGATGAGATTAAGGTGGAATCCTGTGGTTAGGGCTATGATGATAACTGGCAATTTTAGAATTAAGTATAGGGGTTGTAGTAAAACACATTACGGCTATAATAGAGCTCAAGGTTATTGTTTGGCTGAATACGCTGATACATTTACTATCTATCCTAAGTAATTAGATTCGTGGGTTGCCGATGACTACGATAATTTGGAATCGGTTTAGTGGGTTGTGAGTGACTACTTATTTGGAACTCTCAATATTTTTTTCCTTCTTTATCATACACAAAAAACCCCCAATTTCTTGGGGGTTTTTCTTATTCTTCTCTAATTAAGAGTTCAATTATTCAGGGAATGATGCGCCTGAAGGTTGTACTACAAAATCTAAGACTATGAATTCAGCTGTTCTGGTTGGTTGTATGAATATCTGACCAACTAATTGGTTTCTATCCACAACATCTGGAGTGTTATTACTTTCGTCCATTACCACCCTAAACGCTGTCAGTCCGGCATTTGCTTGAACTTGTTCCATATATGGATTTACAATATTCAAGAAACGACTTCTTGTTTGACTTGTGTTTTGTTCAAATACTAAGAATCTTGAAGATGATGCGATGAACTTTCTCAAGTTAATCAATAATCTTCTTACGTTGATTCTATCTAAAGCACTTGGTTTAGCTTGTAGTGTCTTTTGTCCAAACACGACCACACCTTGACCTGGGAAAGTTGCGATAGGATTAATACGATTTTCGTACAAATCATCTCTTTCTAAGTTGGTTAGTCTTGTTTGTGCTTCTAACACTTCTGTTAATCCACCACGATTTAGACCTGCTGGTGCGAACCATTCTTGTCCTATTCTATCAGAATTTGAAAATACTCCTGGTAGAACTACTGAAGGTGGAACCCACGTTGGTTTACCTTTAACACTATCCAAGATTTTTATCCAAGGATAATATGTTCCAACGTAGTTTGAATCAAGAGCTTTAACATCGTCTTTTGCTCCTTGAATTGTTCTTCCATAAGATGAACCATCCAAGATAAAGAAACAATCTGCTCTATCTTCTACTTTATCAATTGCGTGATTTGTTACACTTGGGTGCAATTGGTGTATAACACCTGGAATTGCTAACAAGTTAATATCAAACTCGTCTGGATTAGATACTGCATTGATTCCTCTAACATATGCTAACGAACCTGTTGCTGTTGCTGAACTTAAATCAAACCCTTGTGTATTTCCTGCCACAATGTCTGTTCCTGTTTTTCTTTCAGTTGCTGGATTTGAACCATCAAAACCGCCTTGAAAAGGAACTGCGAACTTTAATTGTCTGTAATCTGAATCTGATAATGATAGATTTTCTGTTCCATTTGAGAATGTTGTTCCCAATATAGAAGCGTCATCGTTACCAAATGCGTCTTCCAAACTCATAGTTACATTGTTACCATTTGCTGCACTTGTTGGTAATGGTTTCAAATAGTTTTGACTATCTTTACTATTGAAATCAAATCCGTAGTAAACATTTTGGTCAAATGTTCCACGATTATTTTTCTGTCCTGCTCCACTTGTTGCTCCAACAAATGAACAAGATGGGAAAGTCATTGCTATTGTACTACCACTAGTAATTCCAAGTGTAGTGTTGTGTGGTTGTAATACTTTATCAAATCCCATAGGAACTAACTCTTCTGAAATACCTGTTAAATTATCATAATTACTAATAAAAATGTATTGTGATTGATTCGGATAATCTCCATTGTGAGTTAACTTACCTTGTGAATCGATTGTTGTATTTTTATCACCAATTGCTCTTGGTAAAAAGTTTACACTATCTTCATCAAAGGTTAGATTTTGGAAGTTTTCTAATACTATTCCATCATCTACGCTAGTTGGGTCATTGATTATTACTTGTAAGTCAAATGTTCCGTAATCTGAACCAGCAACATCAACTGCTCGTTTCACATTAGAAATACCGACTCTATATTTTGAATTCATATTACTTCCGTGTGAACGAGTATTTACTTTAAATAAACTTGTTCTTGTGGAATTAACTTTTTGTGATTGTATGAAAGGTGTAGTTGCTACATTGTAATCAAATGAGAACAATTCATCACTACCACTATTTACAGTCACTACGTCATTTGCGCCTGCTGCATTTTGTGTGTTTTGGAAGTTGGAATATACATAAACTTCGTTGTTTGCGTCTTGTGGGTTTTCACTAAATACTTTTGTAATGTAATCAGCTGAACTTGAATCAAATGATAATGAGTATGTTGTTTTACTACCATTATTATCTGGGTCAAGTGCTAATTGGAATGCGCTTGATGAAGGTATTCCCATTACGATTGAAGCACTTGTAGGCCCTGCTAATTCTGTTGCGTCTGGGTCTGTCGCGCCTCGTGAAGGTTTAAGAACTGCTGCAACTTTGTGTCCAAATGAACCACTAATACCTAATGTGATAGTGTCATTTGCGTATCCACCTAATCCTAAAACACGGACTATTGTTACTGTTCCTGCACTACGAAGATATTGCTTCGCTGTAAAAGGAACATAAAAATCTTGATTTTCTTTACCAAAGATTGTTTCAAACTCACCCATATTACGAACTATTGTTGGAACAAATGCTGGACCCGTTTCTGTTGGGCCTATTAAAGCTGCTCCGATATCACTAATTCCTTGTGGTAAGAATGTTAAATCTTTTTCTCTGGTAAAAACACCAGGACTTACTATTCTTTCGGCCATTATTTTTCTCCTAAATTAAAATTGTATGGTAAGAATAAATATCATACAACTTTGTCAAAAGTCACTTACAAGAGTGATTATTTTATTTCGTTTGGCGTGAATACACCGGTATCAGGATTTAAATTTCCTGCACCATACTTCTCATTTAATGATTGTACAAGAATTTTTTCATTATTCTGTATATCATTAAGTTGAGTTTCTAAACGAAGTTTTTCATTTACGAGTTGTTCCATTCTTTGCTCTGATTGAATACGGGCTATTTCTACTTTACCCAATGATAATTCAAGTTGAGCAAAAGAATTTCTCAAATCTGATAATGAGTTCATCTCTTCTTTTGTGAATTTTATTTCTTTTTTCTTTGCCATTGTAACTCCTTAATATATTATTTAAGTTATATATAAGTATAAAACTATTTGTTCAAACAATCACAATTCTCTTTAATTTCATTGATTTCTTGTTTTAATTCTTTTATTTGTTTTGTGTTTTCTTTAATACTTTCTATTAGTAATGGAACAATCTTTTCATACTTGACACCTAAGTATCCGTTAGCACGAGTTGCTACAATTTCTGGTAAAACTGATTGTATTTCTTGTGCTACGACACCAATGTCTTTTCCTTTATATGTGGATTGTTTACCATTCCATACAAATGTATAACCACCAATCTTTTCCATTTTTTCTAATGGATTTTCAATTGGTTTAATATCATCTTTCAATCCTCTATCAGATGAACCAAATGCTATAACATCACCACTTGTTTCAAGACCTGATGCTGTCATTAGTCCTGTTACATTTATGTAATCAAGTGAACCAGATGTAATATTTGCTTGTTTTATACCTGTTATTGTTCCTAAACTACCACTTAAATGACCTGCGTGATTTAATTTTATTGATGCGTGTGAAGATGTTGCTGCGAAATTTGTTGGAACTGCAGCTTCCAATGTCTTTGTACTACCATCTAATGTTAGATATGCAGTTAACCCACCAGAACCATCATCAGAAGATAATATTACATCTTTATCAGCGTCTTGAGTTCTTAGGTTTAAATGACCTTTATAATTGTCTATGAATGAATCTGTTCCGTTATGAGTTATGTTCATATCATTATCTGCACCAAATAAAACATTTCCATTATCAATTAATTTAATATCATTGGCTATGTGTAGATTGTCTGTTATGTCTACATTTAAGAACGAACCACTTGCACTCGAACTAACACTTCCGATTACCTCTATACTTGTTTTCGGATTTGCTACTCCGACACCTATATTGGCATCTGTTACCACACTTCCGAATGAACCTGTTGATGCTTGTGAACCACTAAGTTGTAGACCTGCCATATTAAATGTTTCAATATTGTTTACATCAAAGTGAATTTCGTTTGCGGTTTCAAAGTCAATCTTGGTTTGTGCGTCCTCTCCAAGTTTTAAATCCTCTGCCAATACTGAAGTGATAGTTGTTTGTGCGGCAGTTATAGCTATATCATTTGCATTTGCAGTTATACCATCTCCACCGACAACATTTAAAGTTCTGTTTGCTGCGATTGTACCACCACCTGTTAATCCTGCTCCGGCTACAACTGATACTGCTGAGTGGTCTATGTGTTCGTTTGCTACGAAATTTGCCAGACTATCGTGGTCAATCGTTGCCTGTGTTGCTGTTAAAATTGTTCCGTGAACACGTGTCGCCTTAATATCTGGCGATTCAATGTTTAAGAAAGAACCACTTGTACTTGCACTTACTGCTCCGATTACCTCTAAGGATTCTGCTGGTGTTAAAGTTCCAATACCTAAATTGGTATTGAACGAACCTGAATCAAATCCTAAGAAACTACCTGCACTTCCACTAATATTACCACTCGCACTGATGTGATTGAATGTTACATTAGCAGTTGTTGCTACGTCTTGACCAATTGCTACGTCATTTGCGTTTGCTGTAACTCCAGTTCCACCAACTACATTGATAGTTCTATTAGCGGCTATCGTTCCACCACCAGTTAATCCTGCTCCTGCTACAACACTTACGTCTCCGTGAGCTACATGCTCATCTGCGACGAAGTTTGCTAATGAGTCGTGGTCAATCGTTGCCTGTGTTGCTGTTAAAATTGTTCCGTGAACATTTGTTGCTAAGATATGTGGAGCGTCAATGTTTAAAAATGAACCACTTGTACTTGCACTAACCGCACCAATAACTTCAAGTGATTCTGCTGGTGTTGTTGTACCTACACCTAAATTAGTTCCAAATGAACCTGATGAAACTATTGATAAACTATCAAATCCTAATATATCTCCCGCGCTACCACTAATATTACCACTTGAACTAATATGTCCTATATCAAAGATATCATTTCCGTCCATATCTAAATCTTGTGTTGCTGTATGGTTACCCATATCATCACCACCTGCTACCGCACTTGCGATAGACGCTGATACATCTGTAATGTTAGGTAATGTAAATTTACCCGTGACTCCTAAGTTATCTGTAATGTCTACATTTAAGAAAGAACCACTTTGACTACCACTAATACTACCGATTACTTCTAATGCTACACTTGGATTTGCCTCACCGATACCGACATTGGCATCTGTTACTAAACTACCAAATGAACCTGTTGATGCTTGTGAACCACTAATCTTAGCACCTACTAAATTTAATAACTCTGAATTATTAACATCAAAGTGTATTTCATTTGAGGTTTCAAAATCTATTTTTGTTTGAGCATCTTCACCTATTTTTAAATCTTCTGCTAATACTGATGTGATTGTTGTTTGGGCTGCTGTAATTGCTATATCGTTTGCATTTGCAGTTATACCATCTCCACCAATAACATTTAAAGTTCTGTTTGCTGCGATTGTACCACCACCTGTTAAGCCAGTTCCTGCTATAACACTTACGTCACCGTGAACTACGTGTTCGTCTGCGACGAAGTTTGCTAAACTATCGTGGTCTATTGTTGCTTGAGTTGCCGTCAACACGGTTCCGTATAAATTTGTTGCGTTTACATTATTAGCTGCCTTTACATTTAAGAAAGAACCACTATTACTTGAACTTACACTACCATTACTTGTAACATTAAATGTTGAACCACTTACAAATACTGAACCTGTAAATTGATGTGTATCGTCTTGTGTGTCTCCGAATATACTTGAACCACTTATTGCTGATGAAGTTAGATGAGTTACTGAAGAACTTACTATATAATTTTCTGCTATAATATCACCTTGTGCGGTAATATTTCCTGTTGTGGTTATAGTTGCGAACTCTACATCTGAATCAGTTGCTACCGCCTGTCCAATCGCTACATCATTTGCATTTACCGTAACACCTGTTCCGGCTCCTACTGCAAGAGTTCTTGTTGCGGCAATTGTTCCACCACCTGTTAGACCTGCCCCAGCTGTCATTGTTACACTTGTATGGTCTATGTGTTCGTTTGCTACGAAATTTGCTAAACTATCGTGGTCTATTGTGGCTTGTGTTGCTGTTAATACTGTTCCGTATAAATTTGTTGCGTTTATATTGTCATCAGCGTAAATGTTTAAAAATGAACCACTAGCACTTGAACTTATATTTCCTGTTGTTTCTACATAACTGAATGAGCCTGAAGTTCCTTCAATATTTTTAAATCCTGTAATTAATCCTAAACTACCACTAATGTGACCAGATTCTCCTGATAATTTTATACTTGCAAATGAACCCGTGTCGCTTGCGGTTACCGTCTCAAGAGAGATTCCACCACCACCGCCTACTTCTAATCTTTCAAATGAACCTGTTCCACTTGAACTGACGTTTCCACTTGCACTAATGTGATTGAATAATACATTTGCTGTTGTGGCAACATCTTGTCCAATTGCTATATCATTTGCGTTAGCCGTTACACCTGTTCCACCTACAACATTTAAAGTTCTGTTTGCTGCGATTGTTCCACCGCCAGTCAATCCTGTTCCAGCTACTATACTTACATCTCCGTGTGCAACGTGTTCGTCCGAAACGAAATTAGCCAATGAATCGTGGTCTATTGTGGCTTGAGTTGCTGTTCCTATGGTTCCGTATAATTTAGAAGCCGTTACATCACCCTCAATATCTGCATAGTCAAGTGAAGCTGACGTTATATTTGCTTGTGCAAATCCTGTAATAACACCCAAACTACCACTAATATGACTACTTTCGCCTGATAACTTTATACTTGCTAATGAAGCAGTTCCTGATGTTGTTATTTCATCAATTGTAATTCCACCACCACCACCTACTGATAAGTTTCCAAATGAACCTGTTCCACTTGAACTGATGTCTGCTGATGTTTCTAAATAAGTAAATGAACCAGACTTGTATCCTAAAATGTTTCCTGCAACACTACCACTAATATTTCCACTACCTGTAATATGATTAAATTTAACATTGGAAGTTGTTCCTACTGCCTGTCCAATAGCGACATCGTTAGCATTTACCGTAACACCTGTTCCAGCGCCGACTGCGATATCTCTTGTGGATGCTATTGTTCCACCACCCGTTAAACCTGCTCCTGCAGTAATACTAACTGATGTGTGGTCTATGTGTTCGTTTGCTACGAAATTTGTTGTAGAGTCGTGGTCTACTTGTGCGGATGCCGATACTAAGTTTGCTCCCAACCCAACAATCGCTGCTGCGGACAAAGAACCACTAATATCGTCAGCTATTTGAGCTGAACCTGATAATAAGGTATTTCCTAATTCAGATTCTGCGGTTGTAACTCTCGTTGAGAAACTGGCACTTGGTGCTACAAATGAACCACTTATGTCTGTGGACAATTGTGCAGATGCTGATACTATACTTGCACCCAATCCCACAACTGCTGCGGTAGATAATGAACCACTAATATCGTCAGCTATTTGAGCTGAACTCGATACGAGTGTATTTCCTAATTCGGTTTCTGCAGTTGTTACTCTTGTAGAGAAACTACCACTATCTGCAACAAAAGAACCACTAATATCAGTAGCTATTTGTGCTGAACTCGATACTACACTCGTCCCTGTTAAAGGGAATTTAATTTGTTTTGATTTTAAATCGGCCATATTTCTCTTTTATTTTTCCTACTTATAAATA